GACTGCGGTCGATTGCTTTGGCTGCCGCTGCTTGGTTGGTCATGTTCTGACCCAAGACCGCAGCAATGCCTAGCTCTGCGATCTGCTGCTCAATGCGTGCAATTTCTTGGAAGCGTGCGCTGTAGCTGGTGCCAACTGGTTCGGTGAATTGCGCGCGGGCATCAGCAGGCAGTGCCATGGCAGCGCCAGGGCCAGCTTCAACTTCTTCTAGATCAGCTGGCACCCCAAACAGGAACAGATGCGGGCACGCTGCGACGTGGAGGATGTTGGACTGATCGGATTCGCAGCGGTATGCCTTGAGGTTCAGCCATGCGACTTCCTCTAGCGGCGGGCGCGATTCGAGGATGCCGATGCGGTTGGAGTATGCAACGGCAAACGGAATGCGATCAAGGCTGGTGGTGCCTTCATTGATCAGCTCCCAGTTGGTTGCTTTTGATGCCTGCTTGCGGTAGAGACGGAAACGGCCGGGTTCCAGGACGCGGACCTGCTCGACTTGTTCTTCGCCAAATTCTAGGTAGGGAACGATGACGGTTTCACGCAGGCGGAGTTGAGTGAGCTGCTGCGTGCCGTTCACGATGTCGGTGCGCCAGCCGAGGATGTCACGGGGTGAATAGGTGACCCAGTAGGGACGCGAGAAATCGGTTACGGGTGTGTCATCCCCTTCATCACCACGGGGGAAGTCAACAAGGACACCGACGTGCCCATAGCGGAGGCATTTCCGAGCGAGGTCTTGGATAAAGACGTTGAGGTCTGAACCGCTGAGGTCTACGTCGAAGAGGTGCTCGCGCACCAGGTCGGGAACGTTATCAAGGCGGATGGGTTTGCGGGTGAGCATCCCGCTGAGCATCTGCTCAAGACGCAGGTAGTAGGGCGGGCAGACTGAGCGTGCGAGGCGTGCCTTGTAAGAGGCGTCGTCTTCCTTTGGCTCTTGAGGGAGGTAAAGCTTGCTGGCAGCTTGCATCCCGAGGGTGCCAAGCGTGAGCTGCTCGATGAGCCGCCAGCGTGGTTCCATCCTGGTCCAGGCGATGCCTGGATCTTGAACCTTCAGCTCTTTGACAACTGAGAGGTTGAGGTTAGAGCTGGGAAGGTTGATGGTGCTCACTGTTGGTTATTTGCTGAGGTCTGGGCTAACTAGCGCGTGCCGCCACCAACGCGACGGCCGGGGAATGCGCTGCGCATGTTGGGACCTAGGTTAGGCAATAGCTGTGGATTGCCTTTTGAGTCATAATAGTTATATCCTGGCGTTTGTGATTTTGCATATTGATAGGCCGTATTACCCATATCCTTAGTCATCTTCGACGTATCAAACCCAGCAGAGCCTGCAACGCCGCTGATGGTTGAACTGCTTAGCGCAGGTGTGGCCGTTGACCGAATAGCTGCACCGCCGTTGCTCCCACCAGACAAAGGCGGCCTAGCGTTGATAGTTGAGTTTGTATTTCGGCTGCCTTCGCTGTAGTTAAGATTGCCAATCCCCCATTGAGCCTGCTCTCCCAGGCTCGGCAGCTTGCCGATGTTGGCTTGCGGGGATGCCTGCGCGCCTGACTTCTTGGCAGACTCCGGTGGGCCCATCGTCACCTTAACATTGCTGGTAAAGATTGGGCCAGGCTTTACGTTCGAAGGATATGCAAACGGCTGGCCAAGCATGGCATCAAGTGCCGCTCGACCACCTTTTGCTTGAGCAGCTTGACGCTCAGCCGCGCTCATTTGCTGCGGCACCGGGGTCTTATTGTTACTCTTGCTATTATCGTTTTTGCTGCTGCTAGAGGAAGATGAACTAGCCGGCTTTGACGCCGCAGGAGTGTTGTTGTTGCTCTTGTTATTATTGTCTTTCTTGTTGCTAGAGGAAGATGAGCTAGCTGGCTTTGATGGCGCAGGAGTGTTGTTGTTGCTCTTGTTATTATTGTCTTTCTTGCTGCTAGAGGATGATGAATTAGCTGGCTTTGATGGCGCAGAGGCCGGAGCGGGTTCAGCCTTACCTTTTGCAGGTGTTGATGACGACTTTGCAGCAGGGGCAGGCGCAGGTGCCGACGATGGTTTTGAAGGCGCCTGCGCAGCAGGCTTATTATCGTTTTTGTTGTTTTTGTTGGCCATTGATGGCAAGCCTGAGTGCCTTAGCTTGCCGTCGGCTTATGTCAACGCTTTCCTCACCGCATAACGGCTGATCCCTAGATGCTGTGCAATGCGTGCCTGACTCCATCCATTGGTGCGCAGACGGTGGATGCGTTGCTGGCGGCTCTCGCTGAGCCATAGTGCCGCGCCGATGATGATCATCACGGGCACCAGCAGCACCCACAACAGGGTGGTGATGGTCATTGGTTTGAATGCTTGTGGGATGCGGTGGCGGGCCGTGCCCTGCTCTGCCGCAACACCATCCTAGTCGATCGGATCTTGTACGTCTACCTAGTAGAGCCGCAGCCCGCGTACTGCCTTGCCGGCATTCGGCCGGCCGACCTCAAATAGACGGTGGCACAAATACCCGAGGCTGTCATTGAGGTGGTCGTAACCGCCTTCTTTGTCAGGCTCACCCTTGACTGTGTAGCTCTGCAATTCCAAGCACTCGATCAGCTTCTGGCATTTTGGTGCCACCCACAATCTCGTTTCGCCATTGCCGTTCTCCAATAACGCCTGAACTGATGCAACACGATCACGAACTGGTGGGTTGGCAGCTGGTGCCATGTTGCTGATGTCGTAGCTCTGCAGGATGGCAATGTCACTGCGGCTGCTGTTGGTGCTGCGGTTACGGCCTGAGGCATCCGGGTAGCCAAGCACACGAGCTTGCGGGTGCCGGCGGCGAAGCTCTTTGCCAAGTGCATCAGTGTCGTGAGCAGCAGCGATCTCGTCAAAGATGAACAGCTCACGGCCACGGCGCACACCTAGCACAGCATTGGTGTTGCCAACGTTGAAATCGCACCCGAGCAGGATCGTCTCATCGTCCTCAATGGCAATGGGCACGACGTGGCGGTTGCGGTCAAAGCGGTCGTAGACCGTGCCAGTGGTGAGTGAGACAAACTCACCGTTGAGGTATGCCTGGATCAGGTTGGCTGGGTAGTTGGCAACCAGGCTGGGGATGAAGTCGTCTGGGAGGTGTGGGTTATCTTCGGTGCGGGCTTGGATCAGGCGCGTGTCGTCTTTGGCATCACGTTTGAAGGTCTGGTATGCCCAGCCATAGCCTTCTGGTGTGGTGGCAGCGTAGAACTGACGGACGTTGCCAGCACGAAGGCGAGCGAGTGCCATGCGTGCGGCATTCTCTGCGACTCGCATGGGTGCAGTGTCGGCCTCATCAAAGCCGATGGCGCAGAGGTTTTGACCACGGATGCGGTTCCAGGTTTCCATGGTCCGCAGGAGGATGGTGTGTTCCCCTTCGGCAAAGGTGAGGGTGTATTCAGGGAGCGGACTGACGCGGAATGTGAAGGGGATGTCCCATTCAGTTAGTAGGTCGTCAAAGGTGCGTTCAAGGATGTCGCGGAGCATGGGTGCGACGGGTTCGAAGAGTGCCGAGGCATAGCCGATATTTTGCGCGGCGAGTGTGACGGCTTTAGCGACAAGGCCGTGTGTTTTGCCAGCACCGAAGCCGCATACGAGGCCAAGTTTGCGGTGGGTAGTGTCGTCGCAGAAGGCGAGCTGATGTGGGAGGAGTGTGGCGCGGATGCGGGCTGTGGCATCAGCCGTTGAGGGTGCCGTGGTGGCTGTGCCATCACCAAACAGCACGTGCCCAGGTCGATCCTCAAGGATCTTCACGAGCAGAGCTTGGCCAGCTTGGCAGCGGTGTTAATTGCGCCCAGCGCGATGTGATATTGGCCAGCGCGGCGTGCTTCAAGTTGGAGGGTGGAGCATTGTGAGAGCAGGTCAGCGACCATCTGGGGACGTTCGATGTCCCAGTCAGCCTTGAGCTGCTCGCGGGCGAGTTTGAGGTACTCGTCGCAGGAGCGTGTGCCAACCCCCCAGTTTTCTGCAGCATATCGAATGCAGTCTGATCTGCGACCGCCGGTAGCGATGATTCGCGCGAAGCGGTTGGCGCGGTCGATGGTTTCTTGTTTCGTGCCGCGAGGCGATGCCATCAGGCTGCCTCCTGTGCCTCTGGGAAGTGGGAGTCGGAGGGGATGCAGACGGCGGTGTTACCGGTGAAGTCTTCCCAGCGCTTGACGATCACATCGCAATAAGCGGGGTCGAGTTCCAGGAGGCGTGCTTTGCGGCCTGTCTTATCGCACGCGATCAGAGTGCTGCCAGAGCCACCGAAAAGGTCGAGCACGAGCTGGCCTTTCTTGCTGCTGTTGCCAATGGCTCGCTCAGGTAGCTCAACAGGCTTCTGCGTAGGGTGAAATTCGTTGCGCGATTCCTTTTGCAACTCCCAGACCGTCTTTTCGTCTGTCGGTCCAAACCACTGCGGTGAGCACCCAGCCTTGTAGGCGTAGATGCAGGGCTCGCAGTTCGGGATGTACTGAGACATAAAGGCGCCTAGACCAGAGCGGACCTTGTACCACTGGATCACCGCGCGCAGCTTCAACGGCAGCTCAGCAAAGGCTGCAAATGTCTCAACGCTTTTGCCGGATGCGAACCAGACATAGAACGGCGCGTGTTCTGCGGTCACCGTGATCGCCGCAGTCAATGCGCCGTGAAACAGCGAGGTCAGATCCTCACCCGCAAGCGCGTCGTTCTGGATCTGCTGGCGCTTCTTGTCGTTGTGGCCGCCCTCGTAGGCCACGCCATAAGGCGGGTCGGTAAACACCATGTCGGCCTTCTGCCCATCCATCAGCCGTTCGACGTGCTGGATGTTGGTGCTATCGCCACAGAGCAGGCGATGGTTGCCGAGGATCCAGAGGTCACCGGGCTTGGTGATGGGGTCTGCTGGTGGTTCTGGAACGTCGTCGGGGTCGGTGTTGCCTTCGACTTCTTCCAGCTGCTCGGCTGCTTCTAGCAGAGCGTCCAGGTCTTCTTGCTCAAACCAAGGGGCGATGTCGTGCTCTTCGCTCAGCTGCTGCAGCATCTCGGCATCCCAGTCCGAAAGTTCAGCGGCGCGGTTGTCAGCGAGGGCTAGGCCAACCTTGTCATCTTCGGAGAGCCCTGAGCGGCGAACGGCAATAATTTCGTCGCCGGATGCCTCCACGACCTTGAGCTTTGTTAACCCTAGTGCTTTGGCGCCTTCAATGGTGCCGTTGCCAGCAAGGATGCGGTTGTCCTCGTCGATGACGATGGAACGTGCTGCGCCGTAACGCTGGAGAGATTCTTGAATTAAGCGTGCCGAGCCATCAGTGCGCTTGCGCGCATTCTTATGATCAAATTTAAGGTCTGAGATATTTGCCATTGCCAGATTCTACCCACGAGATGGCATGAGGAGGATGCCGTCTGCGGCGAGGATGTTGAGTCGCAGCATGGCATCTTCAATATCGCGTGCCCAGATGGTGGTCATGCGTGGGAGGGTTTCAGGTGCGACGCGGTAGGTGAAGAGGTAGTGACCTTGAAGGGGCAGGTCTGAAGATGTTGGCAGGTATGTGCCGAGGAGATTATAGGAAGCGAGGAGATGACGTGCGATGTGTTCTGCTTCAGCAAAGGTGCTGTCGTCATTGAAGACAAGCCCAAAGGGTTCATTGTCGATGGGGTGATCAGCGACGACGGACCAGGGTTCCATGATGCCCTGTCTGTATGGGTTAGGTTGCCGTGGAAAGCGGGATGATGGTGATGAGAGCGCCAGGTGATTCGTTTTGTGTGCAATAGCGTTTGGTGTAGGTGGAGGTAGCGATGCGTGCGTCGTCTTGAAGGAGGCCAGCATCGACCAGAGCGTCTTCAGTAGAGCGAAGGCATTTAGAGCCATCAGGTTTGACGGAGTGGAAGGCTGGTGCGGAGGGTCGGAGGGTGCCTTTGGCGGTGTAGTGGGATTTTGGTCGAGGGAAAAGGAAGATGCAGGAGAGGGAGACGGGGCCTGTGATGGTGGGGTGGTTGAGGTTGATGGCAGCTTGTTGGACGAGGTAGCGCCAAGGCTTGAGGTTCTTGCAGGATTCGACCATGACACCGTTGCCGAGATGGCGTTTGCTGCCTTGAGGTTGCGGGGCCATGCCAGCAACGGTGAAGGTGATGGCGCTCATTGGGTGCTGGTGACGTAGAGGATGCCGAGGGCAACAGACCAGGCAATGAGCAGGGTGAGGGTGACGGCGGTCATGGTTTAGGGTGCCGCACCTCCCAGAAGGCAGTGAGCTTTAGCGTGGCCTCGCCCAGGGCGACCGATAGCTTCTCGGCTGCCTTGAGCTGTTCGCGTTGGTCGCTGATGTGGTCTGGGTAGGTGTAGGACTTGCGGGTGCGGCGGGTGATCTTGAAGTCGTTCCAGACCATTTCCTCGGATGCCTCACCGCTTTCCACCAGGAGATCCAACGCGTCAAGGATTTCTTGGCGTCGAGCTTGGAGCGCCTTCTCATCACGGGATAGCTGGGTGAGTTCTTCTAGCAGGGCATCAGGCGAAGGCAGCTCGAACCAGCGCTGCAATGAGTCCACAGGTCCAGAAGAAGACAAGGGTGTTGCCGTGGCGTTCAAAGAAGTTGGGGTGAGTAGGTCGTTGGGATGAGGTGCGGTGAGGCCTGGTACGCGTGTGGCGGGTTGTGGTTTGAAGTTGGACTGGGTTGTAGACATGACGGCGGCGGGTGATGGGGGTGATGAAGGGGGGCAGTGAGGGAGTCATCGGCAGTCGCGGGGTTGAGCAACGGTGGCGGGGAAGGTGGAGCGGAGTGGTGAGTGATCTGCAGTGGTGGACTGCGGCAGTGCGATGGAGATGAGGAGGTAAGCGAGAGGGACTAAGGCCGTGACGAAAAGGATTTGGTGGAGTGGTGTTTTCATGGCTGTGGAGTGCAGGAGATGAGTTCGGCGTTGGGGTGATGACGGAGGAAGGCTTGTGCGACTTGCTCTGAGGTCCAGGTGCTGTCAGCGCAGAGGGCTTCAACAACACGGGAGCGATCGACTGGGGTGAGATAGGTGACGATGAAGGTCAAGGAGTTGGCCTCCAGCCGTTGCGGTAGGCCAGCTCGATGAGGTATTGGCGGTTGTGGCTGTAGAAGTAGATGTCGCGGTCTTCGAGGTATTCGATGGCGGATTCCTCGTGAAGATCGGAGGTAATGGCCTCGCGCAGGAGGTGTTGCAGCTCGTTAGCGCTAGTCATCACGGGCAAAGGGAAGGGTTGCGTGCTGCGGCGGTAAGCAGGGCTTCACGCGGGTCGCGTTCGTCTGGCCACTGAGGCTCTGGGGTGCCAGGGCGGCGCTGGACGGTGTAGGGGATGGCATCGGCCTGAAAGGCCTGGTGCAGATCGTCGACGTCGTCGTCATGACACCAGTCATGGCGTAGGGCATTGACGAAGAAGACGCGCTCGGCCCCATCAGCAGGGGGGAGGTCAGGGAGCTGCGTGCAGAGAGTCATGGTTGGCATGCGGTGGGGTCGCCCCCGTGATTCAGACAATAGGCTAGCCCAGCGTAACCGTCAAGGGTTGGCTAGGGAAGAGGGTGCCGGGATTCCGATGGGCCGCATGCCCTGTCCTTATTCCCCTTGCGGGTGTTGTATTCGGACCATCCCGGCAGGGCAATGCTGGCATGGGACGAAGCGGCTACGGGCTAGTTGCTGCTAATGCGCGGCTAGAAAGGGCGGTAGCGAGCGGCGTAGTGCTCGCAGACGTCTAGCCATGCCTGTAGGCACTCGTCTGCCGTATGGGTTTGGATCTCAAAAGTGCCTGGCCGTGACCAGAGGGTCAGGCACCGGCTAATCAATAAGCGGTAGTGGTCGCCAATCATTTCCACACCAGCACCCAGTTGCGGGCGTGTGTCGTAGGCAGTGGCGGATTTGCTGCCTTGAGTTTTAAGGTCTGCGATGCCGTAGGTTCCGTCATCAAAACGGATCACCAAGTCAGCGGTCCCAGCCACGTTGCGCCGCAAGCTGTAGGCCATCACCTCAGCGCCGATCACGTTGATGCGCTCCCACAACGGTGAGTTCAGCATGGGATCGATCCACGGGCTGTAGTCACCAGGGGGCGGCGCCTGTAGGCCAAGGGGTGGCGAAGGGTTCCAGCGCTGGTGGGCCATCACTTCGAGTGTGTGGTGGATGAGATTCCCGCGTGGCTCCCAGATGTGACGGCTTGCCATGATGGCCTCGATCTGCTGAGGGGTTTTGTTGACTGCGCTGATCAGCTGCGTCACGCTCACTGGGAACTGATGGCCATTCGCCAGTTGGTACGTGTGGGACTGGTTGCACCTCGTTATTGCTAGCGGCTTGAGCCAAGTCGTCATGGCTTGGGTCTGGCGTGACGATTTCAACGGTTGAAGCTGGGCGGAGGGGATTGACATAAGGAGAAGCAGGGAAGAAGTCCGGGCCAAAGAAAGGTGATTGTCGTGCTTGTTTCAGTTGTAGTTCGCGGTCTAGGGGTGGCAGATCAAGCTGCTCAATGGTCCAATAGCCTTTTTCAAGGCCGTGACGAAGAACAAGCTCAACAGAACTCTTGT